ATTGTTGGTCGAACCGCTGATCGTAATAGGTTGGAGTGGCTTAACACCAGTGTTGATTCACTCGGTGATTTTTGGACAGCTCGCGCTTATGCAGCACAGAAATCTGGTGCTCGATCACATTCTGGTCCGGCCTTCTCGATGCATCAACAGCTTGTTCAGCATGATGATCTCCCCGCGGTCGCTGATATTTTGCGGCATTATGTGTCTTTGCCCAATGACACTCAGCTTGCTGCATCACCTTCCACTTATCGTTTACCTCAGTCCGTTCATCTTACAGCAGCCCCTGATCCGGCCCTAAATTTTGAGGTGTGGCGCGACGAAGACCTGCGTGAGATGGTGCACCCTAATGCCGAAGCTTCAATGCAACATGTGCATGATGGTCCACGTGCCATACTTCATCACACTCGAGCTGATCGGGTGACAGTCGGGGCTTCAGAACGTAAGCGGATACAAGTTGGTGAACCCAAGGCTCGACTCACTTCCTCTGATTTGAGACGGTTGAAGTTGTTGAAATCAGGCTTCAAAAAATTTTTTGATGTGACCACCTGGAACAATTGTGGTTTTGATAAAAGTCTGTTTGAACAACTTGCCAACTCTGTGTATACTCCCTGGTGTTCCAAACGTACCAAAGCTGCCATGGCACGTTCTGTCGCGAAGAATCCCATTGATTCTAAACTTAACTATACTCACCTTTTTCTTAAAGGTCAGTATGTTAAGAAGGAAGGCACCCGTTACTCTCCCGCTAGAGCCGGTCAAGTAGTGTCCGAATTCAATCTTGTGCGACAATTTCGCGATGCCCCTTATGCTTTGTATGTTGAACAAATGGCCAGCAAATATGCTTTTCCCTCAACATATTTACATAATCGCATGTCGCCAACTGATATGAATCGATGGTATCGTCGTCATTGGCGTCCAGGGCCTATTACCGCCAATGATTACACTGCTTGGGACGGCGGTTGTGATGAAGTTTTCTTGGCGTTCGATTGTTGGGTGATGGCTCTATCTGGTGTGCCCGAGACATACATTAACACCTATCGCTCGGAACGGCTCAGTACACACAGCTATCTTGGGCCTCATCTGTGCCGCCAAGAATCTGGTGATCGCTGGACCTGGCTATTGAATACTTTGCGAAATGCGGCTCTTACTGGACTTAGCTTACGCTGCCCTGACCGTACCCCAGCGTGTTTTAGTGGCGACGATTCTGCTGTGCTGGGAGATTGGTCTTACTCTTCAGATTTTGCGATTCGGGATTGGCTTATGAAGCCTAAGCTGGAGAAGGGTGATCAATTAGAATTTTGCGGGTACACTCTGGGCACCACTAATATTGTTCTTTCC